TAGCCAATGCTTTTAGCGACCTGCTAACCTCGCTAACTTCACCTTCACGGTTGCCACCTTTGCTTTTATTAACAACCAATTGTAAATAGTCAATTATCAAAATTTCAATATTCTTTTCGCGCTTTAACTTACGCGCCTTGTTTTGTAATTCAAATAAGCTAATACCGCCCGTATCGTCAAAGAATATTTTTGATGTGCAAAACATATCAGCTTTATTTAATACTTCCTTTAATTGGTACTCATTCATACCTGTGCGCAGGATATTCTCAAGTGGCACATCGGTAAGTTGTGAAATCAAACGCGCATAAAGTTGTCGATTGCTCATCTCAAGTGAAAAAATAGCCGTTGCCTTGCCTTGTAAAGCAGGTGAGCTAAGTAATTTTAACGCCAAACTTGTTTTACCCATAGCAGGTCGAGCCGCTAAAATTATTAGATCCGACTTTTGCCATCCATTTGTAATAGCGTTTAGCTTTTTTAACCCTGTATCTATACCTACTACCTGCCCAGTGTTAGCAATCAACTTATCATTGTGCATTATTGCATCCTTGTACAACTCCGCGCTGCTTGTTATCTTGGATGTTAGCAACTTAGATGTAATAGCAGTTAACTCTTTTTCCACCATACTAACAATATCAGTTACTTCTCCACCTGTTTTAAGCGCGTTTGCTGCAATGTTTTGCCCTAAGTCTATTAACTGCCTAAGTAGTTGTTTTTCTTTGAGTATAACAGCTAAAGAACTTGTATTTGATGTGCTTCCGACTAAGTTAGTTAGCTTCACAAGTTCAAGTGTTGTACCAACTATCTTCATCTTGCCGTTATCCTTTAACGCAGATGCAACCGTGCCTAAGTCAATAGGTGTGTACTTTGCGTTAAGTTCGATAAAAGTTTCAAAGATTGCCTTAGTTTCAGGAAAGTAAAACGCCTCTGCGGTAATTACTTCTAATACATTGGATAGTCTGTGAGGTTCAATCAGTATAGAACCAATTAGCCTTTTTTCAATGTCGTGGTCTTTGGGTGTTTCCATTAGAATTTAGGATATTTAATTGTGTATTCTTGTATTTGTTTTGCTTGCAATTTATTTTCTTTTAATGGATAAATATCAGACCAACAATTTAATGTTGATTGATTAATTATTTTAATAGCTAAATCTTCATTGTTATTTGCTAATTCCATTACCTTTTTCTTTACCATTTGTAATGCCAATTTTGTAGCAGGTTTTTTTATCTTTATTCTCATCTCCAAAAAAGCATCAAAAGCTAAATCTAAATTTGTTTTAATTACTTTTACTTTATCACTTACATTATCATTTACATTAACACTTACACTTACAGTTGATTTTCGTTCGGTTTCGTTCAACGGATTTGAACGCTCGTTGGATTTCGTTAAACGAGATTTAGCACTATTCTTTCCTGCTATACTTCGCTGTTCACGTTGCTCTTCCCACTTTACTAAATCCCTTTTTAAAGTAGCTTTTACCTGCTCAAATAAAGCATTGATAATAAAGTTATCTGATGTTGGGTTTTCATCATTAACATAAGCAAAGATGTGTTTAATTAATTCTCCTGCTACTTCATTAGGTAGCGCGTTAAACATTCCGTACCAATCGGAATAAGCAATAAATGATTTTTTGTTATCTGCCATAAATTAAAAAAGCCTCAATAAACTTCTAATGCTTCTCACTTCATTAGTCATTTATCAAGGCGTTTTAATGCGTTTAGGTTCTATGTTGTGAGAAGGAACCAACACTGCAAACATAAGACAATTTATTTAATATGCAAATTTATTTTTAAAGTAAGTCGCGATGGGAATCGAACACCATGTTACGCGCATATGCACCGTTCTACCACTGAACTACACGACCATGTACAAAATTACTATTAAAAATTTAATGTCTTATTGAAATTATCAACATCGTAACCATATATACATAATCAGTTATACATTTGTTGCGGTTAGTAATGGAGTGTGTTTTCCATTTATTATTTGTTTTGGAGGGGCTATCAGTAATGATAGCCCTTTTTTATTTAAAATATTCTCGCTCATTTACAGCAAGTTACAAAGTATTTTAAAATATATTTAACAAAATACTTGCATCGTGTTACATTAATACATTACATTTGTAACATCAAAACGGAACAAATGACAACAACTAAATATCAATTCAAAGCAGCGCGAGTGTTAGCAGGGTTAACACAGCGAGAGTTATCCGAAAAGTCAGGGGTAAGTTTAACCACCATAGTAAAGATTGACAACGGTGTGTATAATGACCTTACACCACTTAAAAAAATAGCTAAAGTATTAAACAAGAAAGTAAACGTAATTTTAAACTAATGACACAAGCAGGACGTAACAGGTTAATTTTAGCCGCAGTAATTTTAGGAGGCATTGCCTTTGATTTTATCACAAGACACTTATAAACAAATAATATGAAAGACACATTAATCCAAGACAAGACATTGGCATTCTTAATTGAAAGCACCAAGTCGCACATTAACTCACAGCTTACCTACGTGCATAGCAATGTGATTGACCCACTTGTATTACTTGATAAGTTAATGCAGATTAGCCGTGACGTAATGCATCTAAACGAGTTAGACAGCGCGTTTGTAAATGAAGTTATCACACAGGTTGAATTACTAAGACCTATTAACACATTTGAGTTATGACACCAACAGAGAAATCCGAAGAGTTAATAAACAACTTGTACGAAATCAATTGTAAATTTTTTAAAGTTAGTACATCAGAAGAAAGGTTTGAAAGGTATAATATACTTATGCCATTATGTATAGAAAGCGCAATATTTACAGTTGATAATATACTAATAGCAATTCAATTTAACATGTATGACGAAGATGCGTATGATAAAGAGTTAAAATTTTGGCAAAAAGTAAAAACTGAAATAGAAAAAAACAAACATTAATAACCAAAACAAAATAAATGAACACAAGAACATTAACACACGGAGGCTCTATGGTAGTGCTTACGTGTACCGAAACAGGAATGGTGCATCGTACTAACAACGCACAGCTTATGCAAGTCTTAGAGGCAAAGAAACACCGCACAGATGTGCAGGATACCGCCTCAATTAACAAACAACTTCGTAATCATTTAGCAATATGCAACTAACCGCCACTTATAGTGTTGAACGCAACACCCACAAATTAAAAGAAATGCCTAATGTATTGTTGGACGAACAGAAAGTTGATATAATCCTAAGCACAATAGTAGCATACAGCAACACACCACGATACCTTATCATCAGTCCAACACGTAAGCGTGAAGTATGCGAGCTAAGACAGATAGCAATGGAGATAATTAAAAAGAATACAAGCCTAATGTTAAAATCAATCGGCAATGTGTTTAACGGACGTGATCATTCAAGTGTAATCTCAGCTATCAATAAGGTAAATGATTTGTTTGAAACCGATAAGAAATTCAAAGAAAAATACCTTAGCATCCAACACGAACTATCGAGTAAATTTATTTTACATAAAACAAGATATTAGTTGCAATTGTCAAAACGGAATTGTAACCTTGTATACCAAAACAAAACAAATGAACACACTACCAACACTCGCAGACCTTACGCAGGATTTGCAATTAGCTTGGAAAAATGACCAGCTAAACCTATTACTAAACCAAGCCCCACCTAAAGAGTGGGTTAAGAAACATCCATTTATTAAAGACTACAACTACCTACCAATTGACAAGGTAGAACATTTACTACGTAAGATATTTAAGGAGTACAAAATCGAGATTACAGGGCAAGGCACAGCATTTAATGGTGTGTGGGTTACGGTTCGTGTACACTTTAAATCACCTACCAATGGAGAATGGTTATTTTATGATGGCATCGGGGCTGCTCAATTGCAAACAAAGCAAGGCTCAAGCCCTGCTGACTTAGCTAACATTAATAACGGTGCTTTGTCGATGGCTTTCCCGATTGCAAAGACCGTAGCTGTGAAGGATGCAGCCGACCATTTCGGTTCTTTGTTTGGTGCTAATCTTAACCGTAAGGACATTGTACCATTTAAACCTGATAGCAATTTAAACGAAACATTTGTGAAGTCTAACGCTGATAAGATGGGAGGTAAGAATGTCTAAGTATAATGTATTCGAAACTAAAGAAGACTGGGCAAAGTTCCGCAAAGGATTGTTTACAGCAAGCGAAGTACACAGGTTATTAGCTGAACCAAAACTGAAAGCAGATAAAGAAGCGGGCAACCTAAGCGAAGGGGCAAAGACCTATGTTCGCGAACGTGTAGCTATCCTATTAGCACCTGAAGAACCACAGCACTACAATGCCAACATGGAGCGCGGTAACGAAGCCGAACCACAGGCAGTAATGGCTTACGCTACTAAATTGGGTAAGTCGGTAAATGATGATGACTTTATCTACACTTCAATTGGTGGCTTTGTTTTTTTTACTGATGAGGAATTTGATGCAGGGGGTACGCCCGACATTATAATAGGTGAAACCATTTGCGAAATTAAATGTCCGCTAAGTAAAACGCATCTCGAGTACATGATGATAACGGATGTTGAAGAGTTAAAGTCAGCCGTGCCACAGTACTACGCACAAATGCAAATGAACATGTGGCTATGTGATGCTAAGGATGGCGTGTTTATCTCATTTGATGACCGCTACTATAACTCAGCGCACCACTTGCACACGGTTGAAGTACCACGAGATGAGGAATACATAGAGCAAATTAAACGTAAGCTGTTAAAGGCTAAGGAATACAAACAAATATTAATGGATAAAGTGAATGGCACGAATTAACGGAGTAGAAACATGTATCCCTAAACGCCAAGTATTTAGAGAGTCGGGAGGGTATGATAACCTAAGTAGATGGAATTACATAATGGATGACTTCACCGACAAAGATTGGTTTTACCACTGGCCAATGGTCGACACAGTAAAGGAAGTATTAGTAGATTTTGAATTGATAGTTACTAAACCAAGATTAAAAATAATAGAACAAAAAACAAATGGCACAAAAAACACAAAAAGCCGCGTTACTAAAGTTACTAAGTAAAGGCAAACCTGTCGATGATGACAAGGCAAGACTACTAACAGGCTGTACAACCATCCGCAGTAGAGTATCTGAGTTTATTGCAATGGGATTTAAGATTGATAAAGAGCGAGTAAACCACACCACTCGCTACAAGACTAAAGGACACCATGTAGCTTACACTATGGATATTGCACACGCTAAGAAAAAAGGATTAATCTAATGAAGCCTAAGACCTGCAAGATATGCAAAGCCGTATTCACCCCTATTCGTTCGCTACAATGCGTGTGCGACTCCCGATGTGCGATTGAATACGGTGTTAGGCAAACCGCTAAACGACTTGACAAAAAGGTTTCGGAATACAAATCGGAATTGCGAGCAGAAAAGCGTGAGGCAAAGGAGAAACTAATTAATCATCAAGCATATTTGCAAAAGGAAATACAAACAATTGCACGACTAATTGATTTTAAATGTTTGTGTTTAGCTCGAAATATTATTCCCTACAAAAAAAATGGTGGCCATGTGTTTACAAATAAGGGCAACATCAATATGGCAATGAACTTACACAACATCTTTATGCAATCAGCTCATAGCAATGGATCACAACAAGATGATGGACTTATGAGGGATGGTGTAGCGCGCGTATTTAGTTTGGAATACTTGCAGTTCATAAACGGGCTGAAAGCTACGCCAATAATGAAGTATACTAACGAAGATTATAAAGAGATAAGAAGCAGAGCAAAGTTAGTAATTAAGCATATAACCGAATTAAATAAAGATTTAATATTACACCGTACACCATCTGACAGAATAAATCTTAGGAACTGGGCAAATGAGCAACTTGGAATTTATCAACATCAATACTGTGTGTTCATTGGAATGTAGATGTTACAATATATATTTGTAACATGAGACTTAATATAAATACAGGAGATAAATACGGTAAGTTAACTGTGATAAAAGAAACAAACAGTATACGCATACCAAGTGGACAAATCAATAGGGTTTTTCTATGCAAATGCGATTGTGGATTTGAAAAAGAAATTAGACTATTACATTTATGCAGAGGCAGGATTATAAGTTGTGGATGCGTTAGGAGTGGTGGTGTTCGTATTAATTCAGATGACGAAAGAAGACTTAGAAAAGTTTATAGGCAAATATGTAAACGGATTAGCGAGAATTATTTTGAATCTCATTTATATTTTAAAAAAGGTATAACTTTATATTCTGAATGGGTTAACAATATAGATGAGTTTACTAAATGGTCATTAGAAAATGGATATAAAGAGGGCTTAGTTATTGACAGAATAGATAACTCAAAAGGTTATTCACCAAACAATTGCAGGTGGACAACTCAAAAAACAAACTCAGCAAATAGGGATAATACATTTTTCATTGTTTACAAAGGGGAAAAAATTGCATTTACAGAATTGCTTGATATAAAAAATTTAAGCAATAATGCAGGAGCTATCAGAGGCCGAATAAAAAGAGGATGGAGTGTAAATGAAGCAATTGATACACCAATAAAAGATGGCAATTATAATAAACTTAAAGGATTAACCCAATAATAACACCTACTAATCCACTCCACACAGCCGCTTTGATTAACTTAATCTGAGCGGTTTTTTTATGCGCCTTAAAGTGTTTTTGCTGTGAGGCAATGATTAGGCTATCTGCTTGCACAACGTTACTTAAATGAGTTATAATGGTATCCTTGACAACTGATTGAATGATACATGACGCATAAGACAAAGAAAGTACGTTAATGCTGTCTATCCCATGCAGCGAAAGTATAGCACCTGTATCGGTTGGTATAGCAAGTGTATCTATTTTAGTGATTAATTTAATGCGTTCTTTAGATGGTTTCATTTTGTAACCGTCTAACCGATTAGTTAAAGCCATACGCTCGGCTTCAATTGTGGCGTTCAATACATCCACGCTGTCAAGTGTTAGCATCCTGTCAACTTCTAAAATAGCAACTTGGTTCTCTAAGGTAGTGGTTTTTATGTAGTGCGCCTTATCATGGTTGCATCTGTCAATTGTCAAGAAAACAATAAACACAGCAAGCAATAATACTACTAAGTCCTTGTAACGCGTGGTTGTCATTTGATGTAAAGTAATTGTGTTTTTAAATTATTTGGATTGTAACTTATATGTAACCATTCAGGGCCGCTCTTATCACCGTATTCACTAATGAGCTGTGTAAATTCCACATTATCCTTAAGCCAATTAAACAGCTTTAAGTTTTCCGCATTGCTGCCAGCGTCCAAATCAATTGCCATTCCTTTAACATGGTCCGATGTCTTACTCCCTTTAATTGCCTTATTTAACTCGACACTACGGAAAAACGAGTTAATACGTATAGGCTTACCATACCACTCACGCAGCGGCTCAAAGCATTTCTCAGCCACTAATCGCATGGCTGCTAACTGTACCTCATTGGGTATATTAGCAATGCCTTTACCCTTTGCCGTGTCGCTGTGGGTTGCCTCTAAGTAGCTGATATGTTTACTTATCATTCGTGTTAATAGTTGTCATGTAACCACCTAATGCAACAAGGCCACTTAATACAAGCGGTGCAATGTGCCTAAAGTCTAAAGCGAATGTTTCCCACTCAACGCTTACCCATGCTGTGGCAATAGCTACAATCGCACCAAATAAAGTGCTTAGTATATTACGATGTCGTTTACTTAATCGCATTGCCTTTTTTAATATAATACCAAAACGCTGCCGCTCCTGATAGGATTGCAATTATACCTGCAAGTGCTGAGATAATAGGTTGGTAAGAAGTAGCCATATGTGCCAATGCACTTATGCTACTTATTGCTGTTAACGTGTCCGCTGTCGTGTCGTTTAATGATTTCATATTTAATTATGGCAAATTATTAATTTCAATTTCAACAGGCTCACCAAGTGGTGAAGTCCATTCAGTATCAAATGCAATGCAATAAAATCCCTCAGCATGTTGCGTGTAACTTACTTCACTAAATTTTGTTACTCCATTTTTAGTCGGTAAACCATGATGTGTATTCAAATAATTCATGGCTTGGTCGGCCATAAGTTTACTGTCAAATTTATATCCGCTAATAAACATTGTAGATTTGATTTAAAGTTGTATTAATTGCTGACACATTAGTATTACTAAATATATTAAAAGTTTGCATATTACCCATCAATCCTCCTGATGGTGTTGCGCCATTTACACCAACATATAAAGTTGTACCTAAAGAGCCTGTCACTGTTCTACTGCCTCGCGATACATTGTTAACAAACGCTTCACCTAAATTAGACGAGTTAGCTGATAATGTAGATAGCTTACGAGTTGTTCCAAACTCTGTGCCTAAACTTGCACTAATATTTAAAGCAGTTGAACGGATGCGGTAAAATGGTAAATTTGGCGAGTTATAACCAACAACTGCTGTTCCGTCACCACCTGCATTATCTCTATATGGTACTTGTAAAGTTACAACATTATTGAATTTTAATATAGTATAAATACTAAGTGTATTACTCCATAAAGGATTAACTTGAAAAAAGTGAGTAGCATTAAAAATAAGAGTAGCTTCACTATTTTCAGTTTGCAATACACCTGCGCTAATAAGTGTTGGTTGATTTGCTGGAGTTGCTTGTACTAAGTTAGTAGCTGATATACTTTGGTCATACCAAGTCGTAACAAATGCACTATTAGAACCTATCCAACTTGACACTGTTGTTCCACTTGTTCTGCTATTTATATTAGAACTTAGCGATGTTTGGTAATTACTGTCAAAATAAACATTTACCTCTGCATTATCTGAACTCCTGCGCAATCTTACTGATGGGCTATTTATATAAGCACCTCGCAATAATCTTAATGAGTAGTTAGCGATACCACCACTATTGACATCTAATAATGTATTTAATACTGATAATGCGTTACTTGTTGCATTAGCCGAACCACCTGCATTTGTTGCAGTTACTACGCAAGTAATACTTTGCCCTGCATCCGCTGCAACTAAAATATATGTATTGGCATTAGTTCCTATATTAGTAGCACCACGTTTCCATTGGTAACTATAAGTTGGTGTTGGTATTCCGCTCCATGTGCCTGTTGTGCTTGTTAATGTTTGCCCAACCACAGCCGTACCACTTATTACAGGTGCTACACTATTGGTCGGTGCTACTGTGTTAACTGCACTTACACTATTACTTGAGGCAATAAACGCACTTACACCATATGCGTTAGTGCCTTTTACTTCGACACGTATAGTTGTACCGTCATCTGCTAATTGAATAGTATAAGTTGATGCCGTTGCTCCACTTATCGCAATTCCATCGCGAGTCCATTTGTATTCAAAGGTTATTGGTGCAACACCTGTCCATGTGCCATCATTAGCAGTAATTAAAGTACCTGTTGATTGTGTTCCACTTGGGCTTACTGTTGGTGCTACCGTGTTAATTGGCGCAAAGTCTTGAACCGTTATAGTGTTTGAAACTTCACTATCAAATCCGTAAGTATTAGTAGCCTTAACCTCACATGTAATGGCAGCTAAACTATCACTCGCACCTATCACGTAAGTAGATGCTGTTTCGCCCGTTATAGGTGAACCACCACGTAACCATTGATAAGTGTAAGTTAAAGGAGCTGTGCCTGTAAATGTTCCGTTTGTTGTAGTTAATGTGCTGCCAAATGTATTAGTGCCACTAATTACAGGAGCAACCGTGTTAGATGGTGCAGTTCCAATTACAAGCGAATTACTTGTGTCAGCATTTGCACTACCCTCTGTATTCGTAGCCGTTACCGTACAAGTTAAAGTCTTAGTATCGTCACCAATTAAAGGCGTGTATGTATTACTCGCACCACTCTGAACGCTTACGGTATCAAGTTTAAAGTTGAATGTAAAAGTTGGAGATGGCGAACCACTCCAAGCACCAGGACTACAAGTTACAACTGAACCCATAGCACCATTGCCCACCAATGAAGGTAGGACAACATTAGCAGGTGCAGCTGGCACGCTTTCGCTCACTCTGGCTTTCGCCAAACCTAAGTTATAGCCGTACATCTTAACCTACGTTTACAGTGGCAGGTAAAATAACCTCATCAAATACAAATGCTGAACCGCTTGTTAAGGTCAAAGCCTTAATGCCTGCACCGCCTTGTGCAAATAACACTACACCTGCTTTAATAGTTTTGCTACTAATGCCCCATGCTGTTACTTGGTTACTATCATCTGTACCTGTGAACACGCTTACAACGCTGTCCTCTTGAAAATAAACAAACTTATATTTACTTGCTGTAATTGCAGCGCTTGAATCGACAAATTTGCCCTTCATGAAACCGCCTAAAAGTAATTCTTGTACTGTTGCCATAATATTAAATAGTATTTTTGTATGTTATTGTTTAAATGGAATTTGACACCTGTTTGATTCGTAAGCTAACTCAACGTTTACTGTCATTAACCAACCGTTTACCTTATCGGGGAAGCCCTCAAAGATTGGATCGAGTGTTACGCTTTCGGCTGCTAAGAAATTATCTTCATTCGCAGGGTCTGCAAGCATAGCGTATACGTCTTGGCTTATGCTTAACGTATCGCTTAACGTGTCTTTTTCGTTTCTGTTGTCATCACTTACAATGTCAAGTATCAACACGCCTAATGCAAGCGATAATGTTTTGCCGCTTATACTTGATGTCAATATGTTAGCCCACATTAGCGGGTATTTTTCTTGAACCGTGCTTATCTCAAACGTTTCGCCAAACCCAAACCCATTAAGCTGTGCGTGGCTTTGCTGTATTGTCTCGAGTTTGTTGATTATTTGGTTTAACGTTGTGAATCTCATTTTGATTTTTGATTATAAACTGCTGAAGTTTAACTATATTTTTCTTGCTTGTACCTTGATTCATATTAACAGTTATTACAGCCTTCGTTACGATTGTATTCGCTTGGTGCATTAGGTATTCCTGTAAAGTTTGCATCACCTTTGCAGCACACCAAACCACCTAAAAACATACCGCTTGTATAGTTGGTCCGTTTAGCATAAATAGTGTCTATGTTCGCACCTTCTTGATTCAAGTATTTAGGGAACACAGTCGGGTTACTCATCAGGTACTTGGTCAATCTTTCAGCATACCACTCGGCTTTGTTCTTTGCGTTGTTCATCAAGAAACCAATTTCCTCAAGTGAGGCAGGGTTCATGTTATCCGCGTTTTGAACTCCTACTGCTTTGTTGAAAAACTTATAGTTCATTACAAGTGGCAATTCATGTCTGCAATACCACACCATTGTAGGTGTTATATACGCATCCATCAACCCCTTTTCCACAGTAGTTAAACTATTCGTGCGAACTTTCTCGATTAAGTCGTTATATAAAGTCGTTCCAAGTATCGGTAAGATGTAGAAATTTTGCACGTCCCAAATAGTCGGTGCAATAACTTTCATATCTACGTTATCCTGCAAGATGCTTTCTTGCTTTAAGGTTGACTCGCTTAAAAAATATACCTTTGCCATTATTTTTTCTTAACTAAAGTTTGTAACCAAATGTGCCTGCATGATGGTGAATGTATTTCTGTTTTAGGTAAAGTATACCATCCACCTCTACGAGTAAACGCATCGTAATTTGGTATGCCGTAAATAGCCCCTAATTCAACGCCTATTTTATCAATTTCCTCACGGGTATACAATCTGTTAGCTCTAATCATTCCCTCGCAAAAAGGCCGTGTTCTGCCATTCGGTAAAACATCAGGCCCTACTATGTCAAATCTTAAAGAGTATTTATATTTTACATACAACTCGGTAAAATCGGGTACTTTTGCCTCCGTGCCTTTCGGTGTTAGTTTTACATTCTCATCTATGTAACCTTTATCAAGTAGGTTAGTTAAGATGTCGCTTACTTCCTTAACTTTAATCTTTAACAACTTGGCTATTACATCAGCATCGGCTTTGTCATCAGTCTTTAATATATCGATTATAGCTTTTTCTGTGGTAGTTAAAGCAAACATTTGGCTTTGCGTATCCATGTCGGCCACACTAAACACTTGTTTAATCTTCTTTACCTCCGTGTAGCTATCCGCTGACTCACCAAACTTTAAAAACACCTCTAATTCGGTTTGATCTTTTGCAAATTTAGCGAACCCTGTGGCATCAGTTGCAACAGCAGGGTCAAGTTCAGTGCCTTCCTCTTTAGCAGGTAGCGATACTAATGCTCTAATCTCATTAGGTGTCATGCTTTCAAGCACTTTGTTTGCCACTAATGGACTTAATGTGTTGATTGCATCGTTAACTGCATTTGCATTTGAGTTAATGTCAAGTGGTTTGCGACCTACTATTTCACGCATTTCATCTTTAGTTAAGATACTTGCCAATGTAGCCTCACTAAACTCAGGCATAACAGGCTCAATAGGTATAAATGTTAATCTATTAGCTAACCCTACAAGCTCGTTTAAGATTTCTTCTATCTGATTTTGCTTAGGAGTAATGTAAGTGTTTTGGAATAACTGAAACGCTGTGGCCATTTCGTTACGTCCACCTAACTGACCCTCAGTCCTTATGCCAAATAACATAGGAGAGGTAACCTTATGCCCGCAAAAAATCTCTTCTTGTATAGTCTTGTTTAAAGCTTCGTAGCGTTTGTCAAAATCATTATTGCTTAACTGTTGAATTTGTGGCGCGCGAGTAGGATCGTCTACAAAATCCAATACCAAAGAATTAGCGCGGTCTGTACCCACAAACTTTTTCTTTAATTGCTTTTCGATGGTTGCCATTTCCTCTTCGGCAGGTACGCCATTCATAAACGTAATCATAGTACCACCCATAAATCCGTTTTGAATTGAGGCTCTATGGAAGTTGGCTATCTCTGCATCTGTTATGATAGCAGGCACAGCACCTATGTACTCAGGAAGCGTGTAAGTTTCGATGTTCGGTCTGTATTGCTTGTAGTACAACACACCATCTTTGCCCTTATCGTACTCTTTACTTCCGTATGCTGGGTATGATGTGATTTGGTCAGGCTTGATTGCACTGTTATCCGTGCCGTCATCATTTAACCAATGTTCAGAATAGTAAATAATAGTGTTGTCTTTGTTCGACCTTAACTTGCAATAGTCTAAATGGTAAACTTCCGCTATACCTTTCTTGTCCTTAGTCTTAATTATGTGCAAATAGCACCCACCAAACAACTCAATGTCCAACGCCATCTTACTACTTATGCTGTGTAAGTTTTCGTATGGGTTAGGTGATTGAATTAATGCCTGTGTGCTTGCTATTTTTTCAGGTGTTAGACCATCTGTATTAAACGCTAATCCTTGACCTGCTATGTATAGTTGTTTTGCAGTTAATATTGCGTTATGCTTTGCCGAACGGTTAAATAAAGTAACTAAGAAGTTAGGGTAGTTGTTATCCTCACCATACTTTATATATTCCTTATTTCGTATCTCAGAAAAGACAGGAACTTTATCGTTTGTAAAACTTATAATTCTTGGATTCGCCATTATATTTTTCTAAAAGTTACAACTAAATTAGCATTAGTATCTACACCACTACCACCATCAACTGCAACATTTGCTATATGTAATATTATTCTATTTGCTATTGTGCTATAATGCATAATTAATGGGTAACCTGCACCTGTGTAATACAAACTAAACTCAATTTTATCATCTAATGCTATTGATGTGTTATTAATATTGTAGTTTGCACTCGTCTTTCTTGTTAATACTTGAGTAAACGTAGCAACACCTGAAGTAGCATTTATAGTAACTGCTGATGCACCTGTTGCCGTATTAGCTAAGTTATATTCAAGCTGCCGAGTAGCTACCTCTGCATCTGTGTATTTTTTTGTTGAGGCATCGTTGTCATCAGATGGGCTGCTTAAATCTGAAATCACAAAGCCATTCATTGCAATATTACCTGACATTGTACCACCAGATAAATTCAATTTTGCAGCTAAACCTGTGTTAGTTGCGGTGACAGTTGGGTACTTTGTATTTGTAGCATCAGCATTTAAACTATTTTGCTTGTTAGCTACATCTTCTTTGCCTGTTATAGCTGCCGTTATCTGTGCCGCTACTGCCGCAGTGGTTGTAAAAATAGTACCTAAAAAAGTAGCTATCTTACTCATGGTGGTTTTCATTGTTTCACCATTCTGTACCAATGGAAATTGGTCACCACTTGCGTTGCTCGCCACCAACTCTAATTCACTTATTTTCTTATTGCTCATATATTTATTAAAAAGCCGTTTTCTTGTAGTAAAAAATACCCATCTTCAGTCAATAGGTTGTCATCAGGATTGTAAACTATTGCAGTTGTATCTATATCGTTGTAAATATAGTTAGCATCTGAACTTGGCACTACCCAAACCTTCCCCTTCTCTACTTCCTTAACAGTGTAATCTACCGCTTGACTTGCATTTGTTAATCCACTTAATGTACTTAGCGAAGTTTGGAATATAGTGTAGTTGTAAAACCCTGTATCCCCTAATTCAACCTGGCCTGCTAAAGTGTTTGGCGTGTCGCGTTCAATTACGTTAAACTCGTTATACCTTTCTTTGAATAAAGATACATCAGTTGCAATAAAGTAATAGTCTACATTGCTTGTTTGGTTAGTGAACTGAAATAAATAATACGGATTAGTAGCCGTGCTATTCTCAGTCAGTGTAACCACTACATTGTTCTCGCTGTATTTTTCAAATCTTATCACTAACTATAAATAGATTTTATTTTAAAAAGTGCTTAAAAGCAAAAAGCCCCACAATTGTGAGGCTCTTATGATATGTAAAACAAGATAAGAAAGTTAAACTGTTAACAACGCGGCTATGATTGATGGGCTAACCTCTGGGCTCATTGCCTTTTCCATTCCTGAGAAAGTCAAATTGTACCCTTGAAATTCATTCATAGCTGCCCCACTTGCGGCAGTACCACCGTTTACTTCCATGCCGTTGTATTGGCCTGCTAAAAAGAAGCTACCATCTTTGGTTTCAACTATTATAGCCATTCTATTTTTAGCTAACAAATCAAACTTATTGTTGTTGCCTTGCGCTAATTTAGAAAACACAACGTTAATGGTAGGCTCGTAAGCTACTGAACCCGTTGCTGGGTCTGCTTGGATGTTTTCAGTAAAAGAATTAGCACCACGTGGCATTAACTCGTACTTGTAAAACAATCCCGATTTTGTTATGGCGGTTACGTATCCGCTTGCGTTTGCCGCTACGGTTGTTACACTTGATAGAGGTGCAATGTAAAGGTTTTTTATACCTCCTACTACATCTTTACAATCAAGAGCAAAACCGCTTGTAATTGCACATGCCATATATTTATAATATTATTAAAGGGGATGGTATGACCCACCCCCTAATGTTTTAATTAAACGATAAACTTAACTACCTCTGAAGGTAAAGCAATCTGTACACCGTACTTGAACTCAGAGCGGAATCTAACCACATCAAAGTCTTCACTGTACCACATTTTGAATCTATCTTCATCACCTTCTAAGTCTACACCTAAGAACATGTTTGATGTACGCATTACGTATAAATCAGACGTTCCGTTCAAACCGTTTACAGGCATAATTTTTAAGGTTGTACCTGGATGAGTGTAAACTGCATCAGTGTCACCGTTAGCGATGTAATGGTAAAGGTTTGCGTTCTTAAGAGCTAATTGATATAAGCGATATACATCGTTACCCATAAACAAATGCAAATCTTCTTTGTCTAAGATTGCTACTGGGATAGCTGTGTAGATTGCGTCAACTACTGATAAGATGTTAGTTGAAGTAATACCAGTTACAGGAGTGATGTAAGCCGATGCGTTTGCATTTACTACACCTGTTGCACCTGCTACGATTACACCTAAGCCGTCAAACTTGTTTAAGTTGATGTTCAAACTTGTAGTGTCACCTTGCCAAATTGCAGTTTCGATGCTTTCAGCTATTTGACCTACTGTTTGATCTACGATAGCTGCTTCGATACCACCAGGTAAAGACTCATAGTAACTACCATCGTTCAATAACAACTGAGTGTACTTTGTTTCCAACGCTTTTACGCAATATTCTTCCATTACTGAAATCTTACCTACGCTAACGTTACGACTTGAGATTGCTGTGTCACCTGATGCGTTGAACCCACAAGTACCACCTGCTTGAAAAATCAAGTTTTTAGATAAAGTAGGGATTTGCATAGATGATTTAACACCTGTTAATTTTGTCATTAAAGACGCAGATTTTGCTTTGAACAAACTCTTTGTGATTAATGTTGTTTCATTTGCCTTTGTCCAATTGGTAAGGCCTGTTACATTAAATGCCATGTTTTATTTTTTTAAATTGTTAATTGCTTTTGCGATGTCTTCAATACTGTTAGTGCGAACTTTTCCAAATCCCGATTTTACAGGTTGTACTACTTCGGCTGCAGGCTCGTTACTAATTTTACTAACTAAGTCAACTACTGCGTTAAACTTGCTTGCAATTTCAGAATTGATTGCTGCTACTTTTGCGTTCACATCTTCTGAACTCATAGACTCAGGCTTCTTGCCCATCTCTTCAATCTTAGCTTCTAAAGCTGCTAATTTCTCAGCAAGTTTTTCAACTAACATTTCAAGTTCACCTGCCATGTCTTCGGTTTTTTTGTCTTCAACCTCGATTTCGATTTCAGCTTCTGCCTCTGCTTCAGCAGGAGTAACAGTAACTACTAAACCACCTGCAGTTGATACGATAGTACCGTCTTCTAACTTGTGTTCACCATCAGGTGCAGGCATTTGAACGCCTTGTTCATCAACTACGAATAATGCAGCTCCAGTGGTAAGTTCACCTTCCCACATTACTATTGTGCCATCTTCTAATTTGGCTTGCTCAAACTTCTGTTCACCAAACAAAAGTGTTTTGATTTTGCTTAACGCTTCTGACTTTGTCATATATGTATATAGATTAATTTAAATATTTGCTTTTTTGAGTATCTCGCGCGCCATCTCTACCTTAGAGGCGTCTATGTTTTTTACGACTTCAATTATTTGCTCCATTGCCGACTTTGGTTTGTCATCTATCTTTACAGTTTTAAACATTCCCTCTACGCTAAAGCCTTTAAATTTGCCCGTCTTAACGTAATCATCCCACACTTCCTCGTTGTCTACTTTAAACGAACCAAACCAACTGCCCTCAGTTAAGTTGTAACCCGCTGGTGAATAGATGCCACGATCTTTATCTATTAAGAAACTTTCAATCATGTACACCCCCTTCAACATTAAGTTGCTATCATGCATCATGTTGACTTGCGCAGTGTTGTTATTGCGGAAAAACTTTTTAACGATGTTGAAGATGTCTGTTGCTGTGAATATCCCATAGTATTCGCCTGTTTGGTCGACTCTATAAATTGGAAGTTCGGCCACCATTAGCGGTCCACTGATTATACGCTTTTCTTTGTCAGCTGTAAAGGTTAACTTCTTATCGTTAAACGCTTGCCAATTCATTTCGATGGCAGGATAGTCTACCAATGCAATAGCATCAACGCCTATCTCATCATCATCTTCGGGTACTACGAACCTGTATATGGGTAACTCCATGTTGTTAAATAGATTAATTATTGAAAATTGTTTTATCCGATTTTAGCGTTTGACTGTATCACATCAACCTTATTCATACTGCCTCGTATATCGCTTTCTACTACGTACACTTTTTGCGGTTTCATGCCAAGCTGAACATCTCCTCCACCTTGTACTTGTTGTGCTACCGCAGGATTAAATTGAGGTACTGCTGGAGGTGCGGATGGCATACTTCCACCACTACCACCGGGAACTTTTACAGATAAGATAGCTTTAACACGAGCCAAACCTGCTGCAATTGCACCTGCTGCTGCTAATGGCGCTAATACTATTGGGTCAATTTTTGCTGCTGCTGCATATGCTGAACCTGCTGCAACATAAGTGTCAATGGTAGCTGCTGCAACACCCAATGCTTTCCCTTCTGCTGTTTGTTCTCCTGCTAATTGTGCAAACTGATTTAAAGCAGCAGAAGTCATTTTTAACGAATCTATTTTTGCTTGTGCTTTTTCTTCATCAAGTTTTTTATCTGCTTCAGCTAACTTCTTTAAATATTCTAACTGCTCAGAATAACTCATGAAAGCCATTTTAGCTATCTCTTCATTTGTTAATTTACGTGTAGCTAATAATTTATTTGCTTCTTCTTCTGATAACGATGTTTTTATATTTGATTGGTTTTCTAATTCTTCAAGTGCCTTTTTCCAATCTGCACTCTCCATCTCTTCAATCATTTGGTTCATCATTTTCATAGCATCAATCTCTTGATACATCTGCTCCGTGAACTCTTTGTCGGCTTTTTCCTTTGCAGCCTTTGCTTCTGCTTTAGCTTTTTCATCAGCAGCCTTTTTCTTTTCTGCTGCATCCTTTAATCTTTTCTCTTCTTCTTCTGCATATTTTTTATCTATATCACTTACAGCAATACGCATTAATTCCTGCTCTCCTTTTACTAACTTATTAAATTCTTCTAAGTTAATACTTTTTTCTTCTAATTCTTTTTGGTATTCTCTAATTTTAGCTTGACTTTCGGCTGATGCTTGCAGTATTTCCTTCTTACGCCCCTTTTCCCTTTCAATTTGTATCTTTTGTTCTTGGTCTAATAGCTTACGTTGTGCCTCTCCAAATCTTTCTAATTCTTTTGTAGCTTCTTCGTTGGCTTTCTTTTCCTCCATCCAAGCATAAACCAACGTACCAATCAAAACTACCAATCCAAGTATACCTGTGGCAATAATAGCTGAACGCATTGTGGCAAATGCCGCGACAACTTGAGTCTTTATAACGGTGCTTAATACAATGAAAGCATCTTTCATACCTAATAACCCATTTATGCCTGTTGCAATTGCTATGGCTGCTTGGGTTTTCAATATCATCTTTTCTACTTCTTTGGATTCGCCACCCATTAAAGACATTGCCCCTTGAACAACGCTAAAACCATTGGCAACACCACCAAGCACACCTGCAAATGCGGTAAACTTTGCCTCAGGATTAAATGCTTTGACTCCTAATGCTGCATCTTCTATCCTATCCTTTAAATCACCCGCTCTTTTTGCCGCAGTAGTAAATGCTGTACTACCCACTTCAAGGTTGGCCATCTCAGCTTGTAGTGACCTTAACTCCTGCTTAACAGACTTTACAGATGTGGAACTATTGCCTGTTTTTATTTCGGTTTCTAATACTATTTTTTCTGCCATTATTGTATGAATTGAATTAACTCTACTTGAGTCGGTTGAACGGTGGTGGTGTTATAATCTGAAATCTTACTTATGATGCACTTTGCCCCATCGACTACAACGGTATCGTATAAACTTAGGTTGTTTATTTCGAGCGGTGTTAAGTAAACATAGCACGTAATCAATTTAGCGTTTACACTTACTTGGTTCATTAACTCGTTCTGATAGTAGATAGAGTAAAGGTCATTATCTGTTATGCCAAGTACCCCGAATGTTTGATAGTAGACTGCACGCGGTGGGCCAAATAGAACACTAAAGGTTGGCGTGTTAGGGTCATCAAACTCACCCACGTAAGCGTAACCATCGTATTCTACATTAGCACCTGCACCTGTTATTTGGCTAAATACTGTGCCTTCTTCCTTCCATCCTGCCCAGTATCCATAGCGTGGTTTCCCGTCAATAGCTTCGGCCACTCCATTGTTTAATTTATAGACGTGTTGAAGTTTTGGATAGTTAGCCTGCATACTTACCGTCATAGGTGGTGCGAATGTTAACTCGATTTTTTTTACCTCAGTTACGAACTCGTTTTGATTAAAGATATTTTGCTGACCGTATACTTCTTTATTGTTAGTAAAGTATTGCTCTGAATAATAATCCGCATCTTGCTTGGCTAACATTTGGATTTGTTTCCAATTTAACTGCCCAATCGGGATAATTTCAATTGCTTGCGAGCGGTCAACCTTGTCAGTCCAATCTAACTGTGTGCCTAATGTATAAAACGTGTCGCGAGGTTCGATTATGTAATTTACTCCATCCCAAAGTAGGTAGAGGTTAAACATTCTTAGCACATCAACTATAAAATCCTTTTGCTTATGCTGTGCAGCGGGTACGCTGTTTTTGGTATATGGGTCATTTAGTGCGAGCTGATTTGCTTCGGGCCTAAATATCGCGGTTGATCCTGTTAATATTGAAACCTCAGCATCCCATACAGTTACTGCACCCCCTGTATTAATTACCGCTTGTAAAACCACTTCTAAGTTGTCACCTGTTGTACAGCTAACTGTGCGTTCAAAAGGTAATGCCACCGCGATTGGGTCTGATAAATCATACTCAAATGTTTGTCCTAATGTATATGTACCAGCTGGCACAACAATGTTTTGAAACACTCCATTAGTTGTTGGCTCAAGTGTTAAATTACGAGCAACGTATGCGTTTATTTGTACTTGTATGGTTGTATCAACTGCGTAAATAACAGTAGGGTCATTTAACTTTATTCTACCCCTTACATTTGAGTTTGTTACTACTGTATGATTTCGTGTAGAGTTGCACAAATATAAGCCTGTGCCTGTGTTGTACCTATTACTTGTATCTTGTTGCTCTGCGTTGTACACTACACGAACATTTGCCCCTGATGATAATAGGTATGCGGTGTTAGTGCTTCTATTTACCGCTGCGTACAAATCGTTATATTGGCTTTTACTTAGGTTAGCAGTCTTATGCGTATCCAAATATACCATGCTTTTAAATCGAGTGGTGTTTAAAAACGCACTCGAATAGGTAGTGTTATACTTTTGAAAAATCCTGTCCCAAATATGCTTAAACTTCATAGCCATTCGCAAGTTGGTGTAAGGGATGTTATAGTATGGTGCAGTTGTTTGTGTGGTGTTTGTGCCAGTGTCAATTGTAAATAACTCCGCTGCACTACCACTTGCCACAAATCCGTTAACGTATGCCTTTTGATAGTCGGCAGGTCGGTATATTAATGCGCTCGTTCCTGTATCTAAGTCAACATCCTTTAACGGGTCAGGATTACCTTGCAAAAAGCTATCACCCATTTGGCTAAACAAGTTTTTCTCATCAGAGTAAATGACACCCTCGTATTTTATATCAGTGTAAGTTTTG